TACAGAGGTAAATTTAGATACCTTTGCTCATGCTTCATATAGAGCAGCGAGATACATTGTAGCAATGTCAAGTGGTTCGGATTTCCATTCCACAGAAATAGTATTAGTACATGACGGAAGTGCGGTAACAATGACACAGTATGGCACACTTAAATCTGCTAATCTAGCAACCTTTGATGCAGACATCTCAGGTTCAGATGCAAGATTGAGGGTAACACCAGCGTCCAGCAGTTCTACAACTATTAAGTTCCATAGGGTCTTAGTAGGAGCGTAAAACTTCTTTACATTATACGGAAAGGGGAACTTCGGTTCCCCTTTTTTTTGGTCCTACTTCTCAAATGTTATAAATAGTATAACACAAGAGATTCTTTTATGGCAACAAAATCTAAATTTTATGCAGACCTAGGATTAGAATCAGCAAGTAATTTGCAAGTTGATGGTAATGCAACCATTACAGGTAATTTAACAGTTAACGGTACAACGGTAACAGTTAATTCTTCCCAAACTTCAGTAGCTGATTCAATGTTAGAACTTGCAAACGGTAATACAAGTTCAGATACACTAGACATTGGGTTCTATGGTAATTATGATGACGGATTATCAGATAGTGGTGCTACAGAATTTACAGGTCTATTCAGAGATGCAACAGATTCCACATGGAAATTATTTGATGGTCTTGAAGTAGAACCTGGTTCGACTGTTAATATAACAGGAACAGGATATGCACTTGCAGATATACTCGTAGGAGATTTAACTGCAACAACTATCACTGCAACTAATAGTATCACAGGTGCTTCGATTGTTTTCCCAACATCAGATGGTACAAGTGGTCAGGCAATAGTCACAAATGGTTCAGGAACCTTATCCTTTGCAACAGTATCAGGTGGTTTAGATGGTGGAACTATAACAACCACATCAACAACTGCAACTACAATGGATAGTTTTGCAATAGGAACATATAGAAGTGCGAAATATCAAGTTTCAATCTCAGATTCAACAAGTGGAGACTATCAACATACAGAAGTCTCAGTAGTTCATGACGGAACTAGTGCATACTTTACCCAATACGGAACAATTACAACAGATACAAGTGAATTAGCTACATTTGGAGTAGACATAAACATAAATACTCTCAGAATCAGAGTCACATCTGCTTCAACAAATTCAACTGTATATAAATTTAAAAAAATACTTGTAGATATCTAAAAAACCATGTCCGAGAGGGCACGACTTTTATAAATATCTGTATAATAACACATTCTTAGACTAGGACAACGAATATGGCAACACAAAACACATTTGTAGTAGAGTATGGGATTACCGTTGGCACCACCGAAATTATATCATCATCTGGAAAACTTGTCGCAGCAGCGATTTCAGAATTAGATACTGATAATCTTTCAGAAGGTTCAACAAATCAATACTTTACTAATGCAAGAGCTAGAACAGCTATATCACTTGCTTCAGGAGAAACAAACCTTTCTTACAACTCATCAAATGGTGAACTCAGTTTACCAGGTGTTAACGGAGGGTCATTCTAATGGCAGGCGAAAAGAATTTTAATATCAAAAACGGTTTATCCGTTGGTGGTGTAGAAGTAATCAACTCATCAGGCGACTTAGTTGCTGGTGGTGTAGGAACTGCAGTACAAGAAGCAATTGCAGATAAAATTGGTGGAATAATTCAAGGTTCAGGTTCAACAACTGTAACCTATGATGACGCTGCAGATACTATTACAATCTCATCAACAGGTAAAACAACAGAAGAAATACAAGATATCGTTGGTGGAATGATGTCAGGTAATACCGAGGCAGGTATTACAGTTGCATACGAAGACGGAGACGGAACTGTAGACTTTACAGTAAGTCTTTCTTCATTCGATACAGATGCATTATCAGAAGGAAGTTCAAACCTTTATTATACAGATGCAAGAGCAGACGCAAGAATAACAAATGCATTAGTTGATGAAGATAATATGTCATCTAATAGTGCTACTAAACTTCCATCACAGCAATCAGTAAAAGCATATGTTGATGGACAAACAACAGACGAAACTGCAGAAGGTTCATCAAATCTTTACTATACAGACGCAAGAGTTCAAACATTCCTAGGTGGTGGTTCTCTATCAGGTCATATCATACCAAATGCCGATGTCACATACGACTTAGGTTCTACTTCGAAACAATGGAGAGATATCTATGTTGGACCTGGGTCTTTATATGTTAACGGACAACAAGTAGTATCTGATAACTCAGGAACAATTACTGTTTCTGCTGATGCAGACCAAAATGTTAGTGTTCAAACAAGTGGTTCAGGTGATGTAGAACTTAATCCTACTGGAACTGGTACAATTCAATTAAAAGGTGGAGTACAAGTCACAGCAGGTAAGAATGTATCATCATCAGACGGAAATGCAATCTCTTTTGCTAACTCAATTGATGTAGATGCAATCGAATCCAGAAGTACAGACACAAACTTAGTTCTTAGTGCAAACGGAACAGGTGTAGTTGCAGTTAGTGATTCACTAACAGTTTCAGGTAACTTAACAGTTTCAGGAACTACAACAACTGTAAACTCAGAGACTATCTCACTTGCAGATAATATCATTGCATTAAACAGTAATTTCACTTCAGGTTCACCAACAGAAGACACTGGTATCAGTGTGACTCGTGGTGGTTCTGCTTCTAAGACACTTATTTGGGACGAAACAAATGATAAATGGACAGTAGGTTCAGAGACTTTTGTTGCAGGAACATTTGAAGGAAACTTAACTGGTAATGTCACAGGAAATGTCACAGGTAGTTCAGGTTCAACAACTGGTAATGCTGCTACAGCAACTCTTGCTACAAATGCTCAAGGATTGACTGGAACTCCAAATATTTCAGTTGGAACAATTGCTTCAGGTGCAATAACAATAACAAATGCAACAAACAGTGGTGGTACAGCAAGAAATATGTACCAATCAACATCTGCTCCAACTGGTTCAGATGGTGCAGTTGGTGATATGTGGATTCTTTACTCCTAATATAGGGGTTCAGAATCTTTATAAATACTAACAATAATTAATGGGTAACTAAATGGCATCAGGTTCACAAAAGGTAAAAACACCTTCAGGTTGGAATTCAACTAGAGGGGCATGGGTTAAGGTAGCTGATGGAACAGATTCTCCTCCATGGAAAGATGTAGAACAGATTTATGTAAAAACTCCAGCAGGTTGGAATAATGCATCAGGTCAACAAACAGTTCAACAACCTTATCCATATATTGCTAATAGTCAGACTCCATACATTGCGAATGCACAACAACCATATCCGTATATAGCAAATAGTCAGACTCCATATATTGCAAATGCTCAGCAACCATATCCGTATATTGCTAATGGTCAACAACCATACATTGCGAATGCTCAGCAACCATATCCTTATATAGCAAATAGTCAAACACCATATATTGCGAATGCACAACAACCTTATCCTTATATTGCGAACAGTCAAACACCATATATTGCTAATGGTCAACAACCATTCACATATCAGAACAGGTCACCGTTCACATACAGAAGCCCTGTAAACGGTCAACAACCATACATTGCGAATGGTCAAACCCCATTCACATATCAGAACAGGTCACCTTTCACATACAGAAATCCTGTGAGTTATCGTGTACCTTATATTGCGAATGCGAGAAATCCATTTACATACAGGCATCCATTTACATATCGTGTGCCTTATATTGCGAATGCGAGAAATCCATTTACATATAGAAACCCATTTACATATCGTGTCCCTTATATTGCGAATGCTAGACAACCGTACATTGCGAATGCTAGACAACCGTACATTGCTAATGCTCAGCAACCTAGTACATATCAATTCCTATATCAGGCACCGTATCCGTTCTATCAACCGTTCGGCGGCGGTGGTGGTTTCCAATCAAATCCATTCGCTCACTTTGACCAGAGATAATGATTATGAATATACTAAGAGGAGTTAAATAACATGGCAATTGGATTTTATTTTGCACCTGCAATAGGAAATAAAAGGGGACCTTTCACTTATCAAGCAAGGACACCTTTTACTTACAGTGCAAGGACACCGTTTACCTACAATGCTAGGTATCCTGCTAATGCTCAATCTCCTAGTAATGCGAGACAACCATTTACATATAATGCTAGATATCCTGCGAATGCAAGACAACCTAGTAATGCTAGACAACCGTTTACCTACAATGCAAGGTATCCTGCTGGGTACAGAAATCCTGTATCTGCACAGCAACCATACATTGCGAATGCTAGACAACCATTTACATATAATAATAGGTCACCTTTCACCTATAGAAATCCTGTATCTGCACAGCAACCATATATTGCAAATGCAAGAAGTCCCTTTACATATAGTAATAGACAACCTGGTACATATGCTAGACAAGGTCAGACTCCGTTTACATATCAAAACAGACAACCTGGTACATATGCTAGACAAGGTCAGACTCCGTTCACTTATCAGAACAGGTCACCTTTCACATATGCAAGACAAGGTCAAACACCATTTACCTATCAGAACAGACAACCTGGTACATATGCTAGACAAGGTCAGACTCCGTTCACTTATCAGAACAGACAACCTGGAACATATGCAACACAAGGACGAACACCAGTTATCCGTTGGGATGGTAGTTTATCACAAACTTGGCCAGCAACTCCAGTCTCATCATAAAATAACACCTAAATATCTGTATTAATTAAACTAATACAGATATTTTATGGCAAATCCAGAATTCATAGACATTAAAACAGTCGAAGATGTCGACAAGATAGTTCCTGTTGATTTTACAGATGTTGAAAATGCCTTTTCAATCAGACAAAACACTCCTCATTATCACTTAGGTTCTATTAGTGTTAATCGTGTTCTCAAAGATATCAATCCTTGTTATCAAGTTTTAAAGAAAATTTTTGAATCAGGTAAAATACCACCCCTTAAATTGTTTACATGGGGTGATGTGATGCAAGATAGAAAAGAAGATAACTTAATTACTATGCATGGTTTGAAACACCATTCTTTAACATATCAAACATTCTTACCTCATGGGTATACTTGTTCACCTACAAAAGAAATGTTTCCATTAGGAATGAATACAAAAATGTCTCCCACTCCAGAAGACCCAAATGGTACAAGGTCTATTTTAAATGGTGCTAGAGGTATGGATGAAAGAGATATAGACGAATCGTTTTCATTAAAAGAACTATGGGATAGTTCTTATTATCATGCGGCGAAAGCACATTGGTTAACTCAAAGTATTATAGAAGAAGGACTGTGGGCACCAATTCAAGGAGTTATTCTAAAGGATTCATCATGGGGTGATGAAAAATTTAAATTCTTTGTTCATCCAGGTTCTGTTCGTTCAGGTGTTATTGAAGAGATGCAAGACCCTAATATGTTATGTCATTTCTTTGACCCATTAAATAAAGTTCCTGCAGTAGAACCTGCAACAGTCGATGAGTTCTTAGATTATTGGAAAGACTTACTCGCAAAAAGAGGAATTACACAAGACAATCTATCATTCATTATAACAGGTGGAGTTATAGAAGTCAATAGTGAGTTTGCAAATGTCGGTGATTTTAGACCTAAAATCTATGAATTCAATAAGAAAGTACATGAACTTTCAAAAGGAAAACCATTAAACATATACATTGGTTATGATTCTACACATAATAATATAGAAGAAATAACGAAGTTCTCTATTGAACAATCAATCAAAAAAACTTTCTCTGGTAATGAATCCGCAAATAGATTTATACCTGAGATAAAGTATCTTGACTATTCAAAGATTCCAGTGTATAATAGGGAGTATAAGAATCAATCTACTGCGTTTACATACAGTAGATTTTTAATACCTTACTTAGAAAACTATGAAGGTTTTAGTATGTTTATTGATGATGATATTCTGTTTGAAGAAACACCATTGCCAATGTTCTACTATTTAAATCCTGATGATGCTGTTGCTTGTATTCAGTATCCACAATATGAACATGACTCTGTTAAGTTCAATGGTGAAATAAACATAGACTATCCATGTAAATTGTGGTCTTCATTAATGATATTTAACAATGGACATGAAGACTGTAAGAAACTAACACCAGAAGTTGTGAACACATGGACAGGTGCTCAATTACATCAGTTTGAATGGACTGATAAAATTAGTAAGATACCTGAACACTATGTCTTTACAGAAGGATATGACAATCCTGAAACTAAATGGCAATGTGCTGGGTATCATTATACAAGAGGTGGTCCTTGGATAGATGATATGGATATATCTAATATTAAAAGACTATCACATTACGACAAAATTAAACTCGCAAGAGACAACCTAAATAATTTGAATAGAGGATAAATTATGAATAAAGAAACAATGAACGCATTAGTTTTTTGTGAGAACAGAAATCTATATATAAGAAAACCAAATGGTCTTGAATATGACTTTGACAATGTTGATAAACCAGCATTAGGTTTTGAATTTGAAGTTATAATTTACGATGATATCGAAGTTAAAATTTTAAATTGGGACAAATCAAAAGGGTTTGACCAACAAGAACAAATACCTTTAAACGCAGATGAGATAGAAATGGTTGAACAATACATTTCAAACTCAGAACCACCAGAAGGAGTAAACTTACATAATCAATATTGTAATATGTTGAGTAAGTATGTACAAGGAGAACATGAACAAATTGCCGAGATTTATGGATTTAGTAATCTTCAAATTGTTATAATTGCTGGTAGAGAAGGTTCAAATCATCCTTTAAGAGGAAATGCAAGAAGAGTATTAGAGTATATTGATAATACTCACACAATCTTCTATGATATTACAGATGAAATATTTGCCACTAGAGAAGATTTATTACAAGATTATGACCATTATAGAAGGCAGATACCTCAGGCAACAATGGCAACAGGTCATGCTGAGTTAGGCAACAATTCATAGTGAAAGTAGTTCATATTGATAAACCATTTAAGATACAGGATATGCCTTTAAAGGATATCTATGTGCTAGACAATTGGTTATCTACTGAACTATATCACTACTTTGATAAACTAATTACTCATAATTCATGGTGGTCTAAAACCAATTCTGTCACTAGTGATAGTCCTACAGGACTTCCACACCATTCTTTTTGGGGTGCATCTTTCTTTGGCCAAAATTTCGAATTAGAACCAGATATGAAACCCTCAGATACATACTTTGTTAAGTATCTAATAAAAAGATTAGAAACAGAGTTTGGTTTTAAGTATACTCGTTTTCAATATGCAGGTCTAAATTCACAAACACAAGGTTGTCCAGGTACCATACATACTGATTGTAGACCTGATGATGTTTGGAATATTTCATTCTTGTACTACCCAAATAGATTTTGGAATAAGAATTGGGGTGGAACTTTAAGAATGCTTGATGAAGGTCATAGTGGTTTAGATGGAAGACAAGAACACATTGAGAAACATCAGAAAGCAGAAGTAGAGTTTGTTCCAAATCGTCTTGTTATATTTGATGGAAGAATACCTCATGGTGCAGATGCACCAAATGAGAGTGCAAGATATATGGATAGAAAATCTTTGGTGATTAGAGGTGATGAAGTAGAATTAGTAAAAGATTCAAATTTACTTTACAAAGATTTTACTAAACATAAAGGAAGGTTTTTATAATGCCAACAATAGAATTCACAGCATACAACGAAAAGACCCTAAAAACAAGTAAACCTGTTCTTGCATCTACAGTTCAACCAGAATGGTGGAAGAAGATGAAGATAAATGAGATAGTTAGAGGTGATAAACAACAAACTATCAGAGCATGTCCTGCTATGCAAGACTGGTTAACTATGGGGTATTATCTAGTTGCAGAAGAAGATGTATTTGTTCAAATAGAAGGTAAAAAATCACACGCATGGTCATACCAAGATTCTAAGATAGGTTCTTCATCACATCCAGACACACAATTTGGGAATGCATTTATTCCTGAAAAAAGAGATGGACTTCCAGTAAAAGATGCATTTAAGTTTAGAAATCCTTGGAACATAAAGACCCCACCAGGTTATTCAACATATTACTTAGACCCATTTTTACATCAAAACAATTTCTTTAGTGTTTGGCCTGGTATCATTGATACTGATAAGTTTAACTTAAACATGGACAATGCACAAATTATATTTTATCCTAAGACAGATAAGTCCTTTATGATAAAAAAAGGAACTCCTTTAGTTCAAGTAATACCATTTAGAAGAGAAGAATGGTCTTCAAGTGTTCAGATAAAAGACCCCAAAACCTATATTGATAATCTATCAGATAGTACATCACCATACCATGAAAGTGATGCTGTATCTTTACACATAAAATATGCTGAAGTAAAAGAAGAGGCAGAAAAAAAGAAAGAGACTCCTAGAAAGTCTGTTCAAGCAGCTATAAACGAAGCAAACTTATTAGAAGATGCAGGATTAGGTCCGTATAGAAAGGTCGGTATGCATATACCAAAAGTAAAATTGTTCTCAAAAAAAGATAATCAATTAGAAATACCCAAAGAATGCCCTATGCATGGTAAAACTAAAGAAGAGATACAATTGGAAATGAATTTTGGAGATGATGATGGCAGTTAAATTACTATTTCCTACACCCCTTTTTATGGTCGATTTACTAGACCCAAATTTAGAACTAGGTCTTGACGAGAATTATTTTCGTTTACTCAAAAGAGAAGTTGATGAGATGAGAAAAAACGACCCTAAAGGTCGAAAAATATCAAATGCAGATACAGGTTGGCAATCAAATGATGGTGTTGATAAACACCCAGCATTTAGAAAACTATGGAAAGTGGTTGAAGAATACATAACAGATGAGGTATGGGATTTTTGGGGATTGAGTAAAGGTAAAGGACATGTTTTAGATTTGCATAACTCATGGGCAAACATAAATGATAAAGGTGCATGGAACAAACCACATAAACATAATGGTTGTTGGTTATCAGGTGCATTGTATATTCAAGCAGAAGGAGATGAGGGTGCTTTTGTTGCCTTGGCAGATACATCTCCTGTTATGGGTGATTTTCCTAATAGTCCTAGACTCTCAGAGAAAGACGAATTCAAACCTAAGACAGGAATGTTATTTGTATTTTTGAGTGGGTTGACTCATATGGTAGAACCAAATCTAACCAATAACGATAGATATAGTGTATCTTTCAATGCAGGTTATAAATATAGAACAAATAAAGGACCTTTTGTACCTGAAGGATATACACATTTAGAATCACTATTTGATATAACACCTGACGGAAAACTTCTTCAAGTATCTATGTTGGAGGAGTAAGATTCCATAAATAGTTGTATGGAATTAGTAATAGACGCTCATGTAATTTGGAACATACTCATAACGGTAGTATTAGCACCGTTGGGGTTTCTTATAAGGTCAGTTTTATCTGAACAAAAAAGACTTGATATACTTGTAAATAAAACGAGAGAAGAAGTTGCTAGAGACTATGTGACTCGACAAGAAATTGAAATGGATATGGAAAGATTGATGAGAACCATAACAAGAATAGACGAAAAGATAGATAGACTTCAAAGTAAAACCTATTTCCAAGAATAGTATCTGTATAAATAGTAATAGACCTTAAAATGGAACATTACTATGGCAAAACCAAATAGCAAAGCAACCTTTAAAGAATACATCAAAAGAAGACTTGGTGCACCTGTCCTTGAAATCAATGTTGATGATGACCAGTTTGATGACAGAATCGATGAAGCAATGCAATACTTTCAGGAGTATCATTACGATGGTTCTATAAAAACATACCTGAAACATCAACTCACATCAGATAATCTAACTAAAATGAAGACTGATACGAGTATCACATCAAATCCAGCAGGTACACACGACTACTCAAACACTGCATTTAAAGAACAAAAAAACTATATTGTTCTTCCAGAGTTTGTTCTTGCTGTAATGAACATATTTCCATTTAATGATAAACATAATTTAAATATGTTTGACCTTAGATATCAAATGAGACTTAATGATATCTATGATTTAACATCAACAAACATTCTAAACTATTCAATGGTTCAACAACATATAAGTATGTTAGATGATTTACTAGTTGGGCAAACACCAATAAGATACAATACTCATCAGAATAGACTATACTTAGACATGGACACTTCAAATGTAAGTGCTGATGAGTATATCATTGTAGAATGTTATAGAAAGATAGACCCTACAGACATGACTGATATATACAATGATATGTGGTTGAAAAAATATGCAACTGCATTGGTCAAGTATCAATGGGGAGAAAATCTATCTAAATTCTCAGGTGTTGCATTACCAGGTGGGGTGACATTAGATGCAACTCAGATGAAGACTGAAGCACAAGAAGAGATTACAAGATTAGAAGAAGAGTCAAGGTTGAATTTTGATATGATGCCAATCGACTTAATGGGTTAATACTATGCCGACAAATGTATTTTTTAACCATGCAGTTAATACTGAACAACATCTTTATGAAGATTTAGTTGTTGAATCACTAAGATTCTATGGACATGAAACTTATTATCTACCAAGAGAAATAGTAGAAGAAGATACTATTCTTGGAGAAGATGTACAATCATCTTTTGGTGATGCATATTCTGTAGAAATGTATTTAGATAATGTTGAAGGTTTCGAAGGAGAAGATTTATTCTCCAAGTTTGGTATTCAAACACAAGAAGAATGTACATTTACTCTTGCACTTCGAACATGGGAAAGATTCATTTCCCTAGATTCAAATTTAGTCACATCACTTAGACCCAACGAAGGAGATTTAGTATACTTTCCTATGTCAGGTTCTATGTTTGAAATCAGATATGTTGAAGACCAAAATCCTTTCTATCAGATAGGTAAACTGTTTGTCTTTAAACTCAAATGTACATTGTTCGAATACTCAGGAGAAGACTTCGATACAAATATTGATGCAATTGATATTGTTGAAGACCAACAAGCATATACAATTCAATTAACAATGAATTCAAGTGGTTCAGGTGATTACGCAGCGAATGAAGCAATTAAGATTGGAAGCACAACGATTGGAGAGGTTACCTCTTGGAAAGCATCTACACATCTACTTACAGTTAAAGATGTAACCACAACGATTCAGGTTGGTGATACAATAACTGGTGCAGTTAATAATGCATCTTATACAGTTGCGAGTATTAGAGATATTCTAACTATGAATGATGGTACTGGTGCTGATAACGCAGACATTGAAACCAAGGCAGATGGATACTTAGACTTCTCAGAAACAAACCCATTTGGTGAGGTCACATAATGTTCGGTACCCATTTTTATAATGAAACAATTAAAAGGGCAGTTTCAATCTTTGGAACTCTTTTCAATAATATAACACTTAAAAAAGTTAAGTCTGATGGAACTATTCTTGCAGAACAGATAGTTCCTATATCATATGGTCCTAAACAGAAATGGTTAGAGAGAATAACTGTTGACCCAAAAGAAAGAGATGGCAACATTACAGGCATGACCTTTCCTAGAATGGCATTTCAACTTACAGGTTTTGAATATGATGCATCTCGTCAACAAAACAAACTAATAAGACATAGTAAATCTGCATTAGAATCTGACGGAGTTAAAAGAGGTTATCAATACAATCCTGCACCTTATACTTTAAACTTTACATTGTCTATTCTAACTAAGAATATGAATGATGCATTACAAATTGTAGAACAAATACTACCATACTTTCAACCTGAATATACAGTCACAATGAAGATGATTGATTCTATGGCAGACCATAGAGATGTTCCGATTATATTGAGTAGTGTTCAATTTGAAGACAATTATGAATCAGGTTTTGAAGAAAGAAGATTCATAGAATATACTTTAGAGTTTAAAATGAATCTATACTTCTTCGGTCCTGTTTATACTGGTGCAGTTATTAAGAATGTTATAGAAAGAGATTATATAAATTCAGACAAAGCAGGTTTCACTTCAACACAAATTCAAAGTTCAGGTCTTGTAAAAGAAGTTAAACATTATGAACCTGCCTTTGACGCAATGGCAAATGCAGTATCTAACTCAAATACAGTGAACTTTTCAAGTGCAATAAATAGTAAGATAAGTGTAAACGATGAAGTGTTTGGTACAAACTTAACAACAAATCCTACCATATCATCGATTGCAAGTGATAAATTATCAATAGTATTGAACAATGCAATTACTATTGATGCAAATACGAAGTTGTTATTTGTTGGTTCAGTAGACCCAGGTGATACATTCGTAGTTGCAGAAACAGTGAGTTTTTATGATGACGGAGGTTCTTCAACATTTGCAGAAGACACCACAAGTGATGGTTAATTATGCCCAAAGATATAGATAAAAAATTAGATGATGTCTTAGACATTCAATCTACAATCAAAAAGGAAACCACTGCAGTGGTAATTCCTAAAGAAAGGTCTCAAAACATTGAGACTGATTACAAATACACAAGAGAAAACTTATATGGTCTTGTTGAAAGAGGACAAGATGCAATCGAAGGAATCTTAGATGTCTGTAAAGAGACTGAGAATCCTCGTGCATATGAAGTTGCAGGTCAATTAATTAAAACAGTTGGTGAGACTGCAGAGAAACTCATCGATGTTCAACAAAAGTTAAAAAAACTTGAAGATGAGGACCAGAAAGTAAATACACAACACAACCATTTATATGTTGGGTCAACTGCAGAATTACAGAAGTTCTTAAAGAAAAACAAATAGATTATGATACCAAACGAAGTAAGGTTTTTTAAAACTGCCTATTGCTTTACCGACTCTCAAAGAAACTCAGCATATGAAAGTTGGATATCAGAGAATGTTAAAGACAAAATAGTCATAGACCTAGGTGCTGGTTCAGGCATACTATGTTATCTTGCTGTCAAGTATGGTGCAAAGAAAGTTTATGCACTAGAAAGAAGAGGTGAACTTATCGATAGAATGAAAGAGATTCTAGGAGATAGTGTAGAGTACATTCATGGTGATTTACTTGAAACAGAATTACCTAAATGTGATATCTATTTACATGAATGGTTAACATCAGAGTTGTGGAATGAAAAGAGATTCCTTAAAAACTTCTATGAAGAAGGAGATAAAGAACTCGAAGTTGGTCACATACTTGATTTAGTAGAGTATGCAACGAAACATGACTTTATAGATAAACTATATCCAAATAAAGTAGAACTATCGGTCATCAGAGGGGAATCGATTGGGTGTCCAGAAGATATAGGTTATGATAAACACTCTAAATATTCCAAAGAGTTTTTACAGGATTATTATCCTGATATAAAGGAAAATCACATATACAAGAATAGTATAGAACATAAAAGAGTATTTTTGAGAGGAGATTTAAAGAGTTTGAAACACTATAGAACAACTGATTATTTGGGTTGGAGTTTCTCATTCGATGGTAAATATGAAATATCAAATCATTTGCCTATATCTCATTGGGGTTTAAGACATGGTACAACCTAAAAACGAGGGTTACTTAGGTAACACTTTAGTCAAAAGGTCAGGTATTGAAACTAAGTATACCGACCAGGAAATGCAGGAGTATGTGAAATGTTCACAAGACCCTTGTCATTTTATTGAGAACTATACACAAATTATATCACTAGATGAGGGTATGGTACCCTTTAAACTTCGTGGGTACCAAGACAAACTCATCGAACACTACAACTCAAATCGTTTTAATATCGTTCTTGCATCTCGTCAGAGTGGTAAATCAATCACATCTTGTGCGTATCTATTATGGTTTTTACTCTTTAATCCAGAAGTCACTGTTGCTGTTTTGGCAAACAAAGGTGCAATTGCAAGAGAAATGATTGCAAGAATGGTAACCATGTTGGAAAGTGTTCCCTTTTTCCTACAACCTGGAGTAAAAATACTTAACAAGGGGTCCATAGAATTTGCAAACGACTCAAAAGTAGTCGCTGCGGCAACTTCCAGTTCCAGTATCCGTGGATTGTCTATCAACCTCTTGTATCTTGACGAGTTTGCTTTCGTAGACGATGCAGAGACATTCTATACTGCAACATATCCTGTTGTCACATCTGGTAAAGATTCTAAAGTTATTATCACATCTACTGCAAATGGTGTTGGTAATATGTTCTATAAGATATATGAAAGTGCAGTTCACAACCAATCTGAATATAAACACTTTCTTATTAACTGGTTCGATGTACCAGGAAGAGATGACGAATGGAAGAAAGAGACAATTGCAAACACATCAGAAGCACAATTTGAACAAGAGTATGGAAACTCATTCTTAGGAACAGGTAATACTCTTATAAATTCTAATACATTATTGGGTTTAATGGCAAAAGAACCAGATTGGAATAAAGATGGTGTTAAAGTATATGAGAAACCTAAAGAAGGACACACATATATCACTACTGTTGATGTATCTAAAGGTCGTGGAATAGACTATTCTACATTTACTATTATGGACATATCAGTGAAACCATTCAGACAGGTTTGTACCTATAGAGATAATATGATATCTCCTATGTTATTTCCAGACCTAATTGCAAAGTATACTAAACCATATAACGAATCATTAGTAATCATTGAGAACAATGCAGAGGGTGGAATGGTTGCAACACAACTACATTATGACATAGAATATCCAAATGTCTTTGTTCAAGGTATGAGTAAAGCAGAAGATATTGGTGTGACAATGACTAAACGAATTAAAAGAATCGGTTGTTCAACATTAAAGGAATTACTAGAAGAAAATAGAATGTCGATATGTGATAGAGATGGCATCACCGAGCTCATGACTTTTATAAGTAAAGGTAACAGTTTTGAAGCAGATAGAGGGTTTCATGACGATATGGTCATGAATCTAGTATTATTTTCATGGTTTGTCACAACAGACCATTTCTATCATTTGACTGATAGACAGGTTAAAGAACTGTTATATGCAGAACAACAAAAAACAATAGAAGACGATATATTGCCACCAGGAATATTCGATACAGGACAAAACAATACAGAGTCCTTTGTCGATGCTGATGGAGATAGATGGTTTTTGGATTAACTAAATATACACATAGAGGGTAAAAAGAAACATCCATTGGGTTATATAAACTTATAAATAATCTAGTAAACAACTTTTTACATTAACAGGAGAAAAGTATGGCATTTCAAGTATCACCAGGCGTTCAAGTCTCAGAAATAGACTTAACAAATGTTGTGCCTGCAGTATCTAGCACTACTGGTGCTTTTGCAGGTCAATTTAAATGGGGACCTGTTGATGAAGTAAAAACAGTTTCAGATAGTAAGGGTTTGATAGATGAGTTTTCTTCACCTGCAAACACAAATGCTGGAGCTGAAGACTTTTATTCAGCAGAAGCGTTCTTGAAGTATGGTTCATCATTAAGAGTAGTTAGAATTTCTAACATGTGTTATAGTGCAAACGCAGCGGGAGCTGGGACATCACTATTAAAAAATGATGCAGAATACGAAAGCACCTATAAAGGTGGAACTCAGTCCGGTACAGTCGGTTCTTGGGTGTCAAGATATGCGGGTTCTTTAGGCAACTCAGTAAAAGTTGCTATGTGTGCGTCAGCAAACGCATATTATAACGACTCAGTTACCACTGTAGGTGGTACTGAAGCAGTAGGTCAAACTGTAATTTCAGTTGCAGCCTCAAATGTATTCAATGTTAGAGACCAGATTAAGTTCCAAGGCGACAATAACTTCTATAGAGTAGTTAACAAACCTTCAGCAACTTCAATCACTATCGTTGCATTAAATCAACCAGCAAATACTGGATTATTAGTTGCTCAAGCAAATGGAAACAATATCGATAGATATTGGGAATTCCATAACTTGTTTGACAATGCACCAGGTATATCAGCAGGTCAGGCAGCAGTCAGCGGTACTGCAGACGAAGTTCATGTTGTAGTAGTTGATGAAGACGGAGAAATCAGTGGAACACCTAACAGTGTTTTAGAAACACATGGTTATATGTCACTTGCATCAAACTCAAAAGACTCATCAGGTAGAAGTAATTACTATAAGAATGTAATTGCAAGAGATTCAAAATGGATTTGGTGGTCAGGACACGAATCAACAGTTATTTCTAGTTCAACAGTAGACAGAACACACGCACAATCAGTATCAGCGGCATTTTTAAGACCAGCATTACCATTCAGTACATCGTTATCTGGTGGTTCAGACGGAAGAAGTCCAACTGCAGGTCAAAAATACGGTGCATGGGATACTCATTTCTCAGACGGAGATACAGTAGATATCTCTTTCCTAATTTGTGGTTCTACAAGAACAGACAATGGTTCAGGTGTCGACCAAGATACAGTTTCAGACCATAACACAATAGTTAACCAAGGTATCTTACTTGCAGAAGCAAGAAAAGATTGCATGTTCATATGTTCACCAAGAAAAACATCAATCGTTGATGTTTCTTCAGAATCTACACAAGTTGCAAATGTTAAAGCAGACTTTAGTAATGTGACTTCAAGTTCATATGCAGTGTTAGATTCAGGTTGGGTATATTCATACGATAGATTTAATGACAAATATTGCTGGGTTCCAGGAAACGGACACACTGCAGGTATCATGGCAAGGTCAGACTTGTTGAGAGACCCATGGTTCTCACCTGCTGGATTCAGTAGAGGTCAATATCTAGGTATTACTAAACTTGCTTTCAATCCAAAACAAGCAAGTAGAGATGACCTATATCGTGCAAGAATTAATCCAATCGTCACATTCCCAGGACAGGGAACAGTGTTATTTGGTGATAAAACAGCATTAACAACACCTTCAGCATTCGATAGAATCAATGTCAGAAGATTGTTCATAGTATTAGAGAAAGCAATAGCAGCGGCTGCTCAAGCACAATTGTTTGAGTTCAACGATGCATTCACAAGAGCACAGTTTAGAAGTGCAGTAGAACCTTTCCTAAGAGATGTTAAAAACAGAAGAGGATTAGTAGACTTCTCAGTTATTTGTGATGAAACAAATAATACAGATACAGTGATTGACAGAAACGAATTTGTTTGTTCAATCTTTGTAAAACCTGCTCGTTCTATTAACTTTATTACATTGAACTTTGTAGCTGCGAGAAGTGGTGTAGAGTTTAGTGAAATCTATTCAGCAGTTTAAGGAGAGTAAAGAATGGCAACAATAGACCAATTTAAAGCAAACTTAATCGGAGGTGGACCAAGAGCCAACCGATTCAAAGTCTTTATCCCTAGAACAGGAAACAA